TTCACCTGCCTTCCGGCTCTTGTTAAGAATTGAAATATCTTCCGTAACAAGAGGTTTGCCTATGAGTTGAAACTGACGAAACTGCTTAAAGTAAGAATGCATGTCCATTTGCATTCCTTTTGCTATTGCGTACGGGTACGCATTGCTGGCAGTAATAGTACGAATTTTCAATGGTTCGCATATAGGATAAACCTTTGCGACACATCTTTTTACCGTACCAGTAACTGGATCGATGATACTCGGATGATCAAGAAGAGTGGCTAAACTTTGAGTTACAAAGCCGCGTCTCTCCGTCACACCATAGTGTGGACAGTAATCCATCGATAACAGTTCGTCATTTGAGGTGAGCCCTTCTCGTACATGATCGTACAGAAGGTGAGTCTTAGCTCCACCTCCGAGCACAGTCCGTTCGTAACATGCGTTAGTTGAATATTCGAAAACCTTGTTGGCTTTCCGATATTTCATCATTCGCAGAACGTTGTCTACCTTGTGCTCAAAACTCTCAATAAAGGCATTTGAGGGTTGTACAGCTGGCTTCGCCATAGCTGTACGGTGCTTCTTTAAGGCACCCCATATAAAGTCTTCAGGCACTACTTGGGCACAGCGTTTAACATTAGCTATGCTCCAAAATAAGTGCTGGTTCACATTATTGAACCCGGACATTATACGATTTCTCAACCAACGACGCACTGCACCTGTAAAAATCAAAGGTGCTCCGTCTTGATACCACTTGGGTGGTGTTGGGAGAACAGTCTGTTTAAGACTTTTTGCATGCATGTAGGTTGTGCTATATTTGACATAGTCAATGAATTGGCTATAGTCGGCACACCCTAAAAATGTCTTCATGCATGTGAGTAACTGGTTGTCGTCGAACTCCATCCGCTTGTTGCGATGGTGATCCGATATGATCTCGATAAGGCCTATCGAGACTTGGCATGCACTGCCAAACCAGTTCTTCGCCAACACGTCGTGATTCAGCAATCTGTTAATCACAACGTAGTTGGTTCGGCCATCCACGGCGCACTGTAGACCTATAGCAGGGTTCTCAAGATGTATCTTGATACTTTCTGCTTGTCTCCGACTTGAAACTCGGAGAACTACAGCACGGTCATGTAACGCTACACGACTAAGCGCTTTCGACAATAGATAAAGTGTACCACAAACTGAGTTTGTGGCACACATTGGTGATGCCTTGACAGCA